AGGAACATTCCAATTGGATATGTTGGCTGACTGGGGCAAGGCAAACTCAGTTTGCGAGGCTCTATGGACAGCTGCTGAAAGCGCACCAGATACAGATATCAGCATGACACTTACAGCTGCTTCAGGAGCACAATTCGTGTTTCCAGTAAAGCCTGAGTTTCCAACCGCAGGTGGTTCAGGTGTTGATGCTCAGACAGTATCATTCACATTCACAGTATCTAAGGGCGCAGTAACCGAAACCTTTAGTTAAAAAATAAAACGGGAGCAAACAAATGAAGTTACCAATTACAATTGAATATAACTCAGGTGAGCAAGCAACTTACATTGCCCAACCACCTGAGTGGGCGAAATGGGAAAAGCAGACAGGAAACACTATTGGTCAGGCATCCGAGAAGTTGGGCATTTGGGATCTTATGTTTCTTGCTTATCATGCACATAAGCGTGAACTTGCAGGAGATAAGCCCGTCAAACCAATGGATATTTGGATGGAAACAGTAGCGGATGTCATCGTTGGTGATGCAAACCCAAAAGCCATAAAGCAGGAAGCCTAAACAGGTTATTGGTCGAGTTGGCAATTGCCACAAAGATACCAATGAGTGAATGGGTTGATGCGGATGACATATTAACAGCGATCGAGATATTGGAGGCAAGGAATGGCTAAAGAAACCATTGCATACAATAAAAACGATCTGCGTGATATTTACAAGGCTTTCAAACTTATGGATGACCAAGCAACAGAGGAAGCAAGAACTCAATCTGCTGCTTTGGCGTATTTTGCATCAGAGGAAATTAAACAGGCAGCTAGGACTAGAACAAAGAGTGGCAAGGTTGCACAAAGAGTCGCAGAGGGCGTTAGCATCTCTAAGTCCAGCAAAATCGGTGAGTTCCGTTATGGTTTCGCAAGACAAAAGTTTTCAGGTGGTGCTACAACGCAAACCCTATGGGGTGGAGTTGAGTTTGGATCTAATAAGTTCAAGCAGTTCCCTACTTATTCAGGACGGCAAGGCAGAGGTTCAAGAGGTTGGTTCATCTATCCAACCCTTCGCAAAATTCAGCCTGAATTGATTAACAAATGGGAACAGGCTTTTAATCGCATTATTAAGGAATGGGTCTAATGGCAACCGGTAATCGCACATTAAAGTTATCAATCCTTGCCGATGTTGATGACTTAAAAAAGAAGCTAGGCGATGCTGACAAAGCGGTCGAAAGTAATTCAAGCAAGATTTCAGAGTTTGGAAAGAAGGCTGCTGCTGCGTTTGCAGTCGCTGCTGCTGCTGCCGTTGCCTATGGCACTAAATTAGCCGTTGATGGGGTCAAGGCTGCGATAGAGGATGAGGCTGCTCAGTTAAGGTTGGCTGCTGCTCTACGCACCGCCACAGGGGCTACTGATGCACAAATAGCGGCAACTGAGGCAATGATTCTCAAGACATCTTTAGCGACTGGCGTGGCTGATGACCAACTGCGTCCAGCCTTGCAACGATTAGCGGTTTCCACAAAAGATACTGAGGAAGCACAAAAATTATTAAACCTATCTTTAGACATTGCTAAAGGTCGAGGACTAGAATTAGAAACTGTTGCCAATGCTTTAGGCAGGGCTCAGGATGGAAACACCACAGCTCTAGGCAGATTAGGACTTGGCTTATCCAAGGCAGAATTATCAACTTTATCTTTTACTGAAGTGCAAGAAAAATTATCTGAACTTTATGGCGGTGCAGCAGCTAGGAACGCAGAAACATTCCAAGGCAAGATTGATCGATTAAAAGTAGGTTTTGATGAAGCCAAGGAATCTTTAGGTTTCGCATTACTTCCAGCAGTTGAGCAATTTATTGGCTTTTTAAATACCACAGGCATTCCGACACTAAATGCCTTTATAGCAGGATTGACTGGCGATGAAGGATTAAGTGCAGGACTAGCACAAAGCCAAAGAGGTGCTGAAACATTTGGTAAAGCAATCAATGGACTTGCTGGCATTCTTGCAGGATTCATTAATTTTGTTAGAGAGGTAGTTGGTGGATTAACTGAACTAGCCAACCAAGCAATTCGATTTATTAACATTGCTAAACCCGGAGCAGATATTGGATACATTCCAAATGTTTCTCCAAGTGCAAGTCAGGCTGGAATGTTAGGCGCAGCACCATTACCAGCAGTTCCGGCAAACACTAGAGAGAACCGAACAACAGCGGTCACTAACATTACAGTTCAAGCAGTAGATTCTGAGGGTGCTGCAAGAGCCGTTGCAAAAGTGTTAAATCAAAGCGCATCTCGATCCGTTCCACAGCTTTACAACAGCGGGATTACTAGGGCTCGATAATGACAGTCTGGACACCTGACTGGAAACTAACTGTTGCTGGTGTTGATTACACCGACATTGCTATTAGCGATATTGCCCACCAAGCCGGTCGAGATGATATCTATACTCAACCTAATCCATCTTATTTGCAGGTTGCTCTAGTTGCCTTATCCGGTCAAACCTTGCCTTTTCAAATTAATGATTCTTTAAGTTTGCAAGTTAAAGATAGTTCAGGAACTTATGTAAATTTATTTGGTGGAGATGTTACTGATGTAACTGTTGAGGTTGGTGCAACTGGATCATTAGCAACTGTTGTCAATTACACAATTCTTGCAATGGGTTCATTGGTAAAACTTGCCAAAGAAATCTACAACGACAATCTTTCACAAGATGAGGATGGCGACCAGATCTATGAATTGCTGTCTAGCGTTTTGCTTGGGTCTTGGAATGATGTTCCGGCAGCTACAACATGGGCAACCTATGATTCAACAATAACTTGGGAAAATGCTGAAAATCAAGGACTGGGAGAAATAGATCAACCAGGGCTTTACACAATGTCAAGCAGATCCGCTGATCCTGATACTGTCTATAACATTGCAAGTTTTATTGCTGATAGCGCATTTGGTTATATGTATGAAGCACCTAACGGAGATATTGGTTATGCTGATGCAGACCACAGGCAGACTTATTTGATAGCCAATGGTTATGTTGATTTAGATGCAAAGCATGCTTTAGGTCAAGGATTATCGACCATCACAAGATCAGCTGATATTCGCAACGACATTTATATCAATTATGGAAATAATTTTAATTCACAGGCAACTGCCACAAGTGCAGAATCTATTGGCTTATATGGCTACAAAGCCGAAAACATCAACTCTGCCATTCACTCAGGCGTAGATGCTCAAGAGGTCGCAGATCGATATATTGCTCAGCGTGCCTTTCCGTTGGCAGCTTTTCAATCCATAACTTTCCCAATAACCAATCCTCAGATTGATAACAGCGATCGGGACAATCTTTTGGGTGTCTTTATGGGTCAGCCATTAAACATCCAAAATTTACCAACCCAAATCTCAAATGGAGTATTTGAAGGGTATGTTGAAGGATGGCGTTGGAGCACAAGGTTCAATGAATTATTCCTGACAATCAATCTTTCGCCTGTGGCATTTAGCCAAGTGGCGATGCGCTGGAATACTGTGCCAATTAACGAGGCATGGGACACAATAGATCCAACTTTAACATGGGAATACGCTACAATCGTAGCCTGATAATAGGAGAAAAATGGCAACTACCACAAATTATAGCTGGAGCACTCCAGACGATACCGCATTGGTCAAGGATGGTGCAGCAGCAATCCGATCACTTGGAACTGCTATCGATACAACAGTTTTCACAAACGCTGGAGCAGCAATAGCAAAATCCACAGTTGATGCAAAAGGTGATTTAATTGCAGGAACAGCTGATAACACAGTTGCACGCTTAGCAGTAGGCACAAATGGTCACACACTTGTAGCTGATTCGGGCGAAGCAACAGGTCTGAAATATGTGGCTGGAGTTTCAATAGCCTTTAACGCTCAAACTGCTGCCTATACCTTAGTAGCAGGAGATGCCTTTAAGCTGGTAACTGTAAGCGATACTGTTTCAAGAACTGTAACAATCCCACCATCAGTTTTTACTGCTGGTCAAATAATTAATGTGCAAAGAATCGGAACTGGTGCAGTTCCATTTGCTCAAGGTGCTG